CATAACTCTCCATGTAGTGAGCGGCACCCTCGTCCGTCTCCATTAAATTACTCCAATAGTCATTTTTGGGGTTCATTTTCATGTGATACTCTCCCTGCTAAATAAAGCACTTACTTTGTCGGGTATCTCAGGATCAAACAGTGGAGGTTTCTCCAGATATTGAAGATTAGATACGTATGTTGTATTCGGGTTAAGGTGGACTCTGCGTCCCGTATCCCAAAGATAGAAAGATAAACGAGTAGACAGTTTAACTAAATCAAGTTCTTCCCAATCAAAGTCGTCTACAATGTCTCTAACTACACTCATACGCATAATTGCACCTGGGACAAAGCCGACTTGGACGTCGTAGGTTTTTATGTTAAATTTACGCCTGACTGGGCTAATACCCCACACGGCAATACTTACGCCCCCCTCAGTAGTTTCTTCCATAGTAACGACTTGCTTTAAGTGATAATTATAAATGCGGTTATCGAACTTCTTCACGCCAAGGCACGAAGCCAGCATTGCTATTTTCGTATATCCGCCCGATCCTTCCCGTTTACCACCATGAGTTGTCGACGGGGAACTACCCTTACCGCCAGCAAGTGGCGAGTATTTTTTCATAATCCCGTAGTTAGCTTTTAGGTAAGCGGCACTGAGGACACAATCACCCTCAACTAGACAGACATAGGGTGTCTTGACTTGTCTTAACCCCTCACGCCAAGAGTCTACCAATAGGGTTTCACCACCTTCTTTAATCTCCCACAAAGCCTTTGCCAAGTTTAACTCGGTCATTAAGTTTGTGTTGGGGTCGTTAGTTCGTCGGATTATGACTGTAAGCATTTGCGAAGTACTCCATGGTTAATTTCTGCCCTGCGAACTGTTCTACATCATACGGATTATCGCCGTTAGCTAAAGCTGGGTGCCAAATATCTGAGTGTCCTGTTTGTTCTGGGTTAAAACTGGGGTCATACCCCCAGCGGTCTGTCCCGTTATCGCCTCTCGTGCCGAATAGATGAAGCGTATATATATGAGTAGCGAAGCCTGTCTTATACCCGACATCTCGCAATTTGCCGCATATGAAGCGTTCTTCAGTACCACGCCCAGAAGATGGACGGTTCCAACCGCCAACTTGTTTAACTGCACCCCTGCTCATAATTCGGAGACTACCGCCAGGGTGAGGGAAGTCAGTTATGTCTTGATTCTCGGTGAGTTCAAATATGTTCCCAGTACCTATCATAACTTGCGTACGGCAAGAGATAGCTGCGTAATCTTCATACTTCTGCATGAGTTCGCTCAGGCGATCTATCCAGTCTAGGCCATCCAGTATCGGAGGAGGCAAGCAGTCATTATCGACGTCAATAAAATAATTTTCATAAGTACACTTATCGAAAAGATACTCTCTGGCGAACTCTAGTCCGTTGTTTTGTTTAAGATTAGTATAGGTATCAATTAGCCCTAAGTCATATACCCCTTGGAGCATAGTGGTTGTTTCTTTATCCGAACCGTTATCTAAGACATGAAGTCTGAAGTTACTCCGCTTGGTATTACGGTGGATCGTCTCAATAACCAACTTGGTCATCTTCGGGCGGTTCCAACTGACTAGGTGAAGGTCTATCATCCGAGAACTCCTGTATCAAATATTTCACCAAAACAATCATAGACATCCTCGCTAGTTCTTGGGTATTGGATGTACAAAAGAACATCCAACGGCTTAGAGTAATTGTCTCTGGTCAACAGATAGAATTGAAGAAAGTCGTCCCCCCACGGGTTTCCTAGACTTGATCCCTGTCGTTTAACTCCATCTTGGAACATACCCTCTGGATTCTCGGTATTATCATACTTCCACTCATCGAGTTCCCTAGTAAGTTTCCAGGGGAATTTAGAGTCAGCAGCAAACTGAAACGGATTAGCCTCATCGGGTATGCGGTACTGGGGTTTGCCCTTCCATAACTTACGCCTAAAAATAAAGCTCCCGCAACCTATATGACCGCTTCTAAAATATTCATGGCCTCTACCCTCAAGAGCGGGTTCATACGTTGGTCTGATTGCGGTGTGATGGTCTGGGTAATAGATAATTGAGCCGAAGTTAAATATATCGTAAGTAGGATAGTCTTTGATAGCTTGGTTAAGTTCCCGCAGGTAGTGAGTGGAGTACTCGTCGTCAGAGTCCATCCAGCATATCCACTCACCAGTAGCGACGTCCATGCCCGTGTTTCTGGCTATCGCCCTATTCTCGTTTATCTTATGAATAACCGTAATGCGTTCGTCGTGTTCAGCAAACCTGTCTAAGATTTCGGGGGTAATATTGTCGACACAGCCGTCATCGACAATGATGAGTTCCCAGTCAGTGAATTGCTGATTCCTAATTGACTTGATTGCCCGTTGGACACTCTTGCCTCGGAAGTGGCGTTGACTCGAAGCCCCGCCCTGTAACGGCTCCAACTCCGAGTACACTGGCAGCACGACCGAGAACTTCGGCTTCGGGGATTTTTCTTTCTTCACCATTATATTCATTTCTCCTACTTATAACTGGTTCAATAAACTCCTGAAAAACATAATCGGGGTTCCTATACACACGAACCCATGTCTTTGCACGTAGCACTTTATCGTTCTCCAGCCAGTATTTTAGGTTATTGGCTATATCGTCATACCACGGTTCTTCTGGGGCGTGGACGGTGTTGATCTCACCGTCAAAGCCACCGAAAGCTATATTAGATGAGAACTGTCTATAAATTGCGTTCTTGCCATATATCTGTCGCATTGGCATGAAGTCGTGGTTCAGGATGCAGAAGTTACCTCTAAGCATAGCTTCTTGGGCAACTAGCGAATAAGTCTCGCTCTTACTTGGTAGGCAGAACACGTTGCTTAACGTGAACAAATCAAGAACAACTTGGTGTGAACTTTCCATCTGGGACGCATCGTCAAATTCAGACACAAAAGTCACACACTCCTCACAATCTAATTCTTTAGACAGTTTCTTGAGTTCTTCACGGTACACAACTTTATCATCACCCGTAGATTGGAAGTCGCAGAAGATAACGTGAGCTGTCATGCCACGGCGTTTACAGGCGGCGATAATTTTGACATTGACTTCTGCTTGCTTGCCACGGTCTAAACGAAGGGGATAGATCATCAATACTTCTTTTTCCCACAGTCGTTTCTCGTCATAGAGACGTTTAACGATATACTGCATACCCTCCACTGGATTAGTTGGGTGCGGTACTTCAAAGACTTCGTCTTCCTCATAACCGAAGTTTTTAGCTACTCGTGGTATATCGTAGGAATTAGGGAAACAGACTACTGAATTGGGGAACTTCTCGTTCAGGTGTTTGCTATACTGCTCGCCGAACATTGCCCGTTCTTTAATTAGTGTGTTCGGGCTGGTAGCTGAGTGTATCCAGTGCATCCACATAATTGAGGGTCGTTCTTTAGCGATACGCCGACAAGCCACATTGTGTTTAACATAGTCAGGCAGGAATATAAGATCGTGCGTAAAGACAACACTATCATCTGTGAGTGTCTGGTTAATCTCTTCGTAAATTTTATCAACCTCTCGCTCAAAGGCTTCATCGACGGTTGTGCCGTCTATGATAGGTTGATAAATTCTAACAGTTTGTACTTGATCAAAGATTGAATCTTCAGGTGGGTTCCAGCCAGCAGACGCAACTAAAACAGGTTCATACCCATTTCGCTTCAACATATTTATCTGCTCGCCCACGACGATAATCGGGCTGTAGCTCTTTAGATAAGCTGAGAAGTTTGTGAGTATATATACCTGTTTGTTGTTGCCCATTTAAGCATGACAATAATCTCTAACAGAAAACTTGTCAACACTTTTTTTGGAAGAGTCTAGTAAGTCGTACCTTTTGCTAGAGGGGCTACGTAGACTGTTACATCTGTATCAGTAGTAATGTAGACAGGCCAAGGACAATAAAAGTTTTGTTTATAGTCCCTAGCTATGAGTGCACCTTCTATTATGAATTGTCTAGTGCCAGCACTGTCCTGAAACCACATACTAACCCCAGCCGAAGAAGTCGCATTGATAGAAGTGACTGTTATGACGCTTCCTACCGCCGCAACTTCTGCACCAGTTTCTCCGCCAGCAAAGTGAACAGGGGAGACAGCGTAACCTGAATTTACCAATGCCCCTCTGTTCGTGCTAAATGTTCTAAACGAGTAATTACCTTGTATCAGTGCCATAATTTACTCCTATACTGGTAGGGTTGTTGTTGAAGTTGAAGTACTTGATGTTGAGATTGACGTAGTAGATACCGAAGTCGAACTTACTGAGGTGCTTGTACTTACTGAAGTGCTTGAAGTACTTGTGGAAGAAGTTGACAAACTTGTTGAAGTAGTCGTTGAGTAGAACTCTGGAGAATCCTTTGGCGGGTAGACCAGAACTTTGTAGAACCAATAAAAGAAGAATAGGTAAGTAGTACCGTTTGGTGCGGTAGCTGGAGTTACCCAGTTCTTTTCGACGAACTCACCGTCGATGTTTGAACTCGATACAGCTGCTTCTACTATAGGCAAATTAGTCCTAAATGAAGTTGTAGTGTGATCTGTGTAGGGCGTAGTCAGCGTTGCCGACAGACAGACGATTGTCGAATAGTTAGGAACAAGCCGTTGGTTAAGCCCAAGTTTGTTTGTAGTATCAATCGTTACCGTCCCTGTCGTGCTAAGTGCTGTTGGAATAACTATTGAAGTAACTCGCTTGAATACTAAAACCCCTTGTACCTGACCTGTAGTCGTAAAGCCTACAGTATCGGTAATTGGTTTGCCTTCGACGTTTACGCCGTTAATTAAAATGCTCCCAGCAGACATACCGGAACCACCAATGGTGATTGCCAGTACTCGTGGGACATCTGGATTAGTTATCCCTGCTGTAATTGTTTGTATAGCTGTAGTACCAGCAGTTGAGCTTAAAACTGCTCCTGCCGTTGCAGCAGAAACTATTTTTTTGTTGTTTGTATAGCCACCCGTTGTTTCGATAACATTTTGCAAAGTGTTAGCTAGATATCCCCAAGCTGTGTGCATTGCCCAAGGATATGTTTTATCTCCGATTGCCATATAAAAATCTTTCTGCTAGGGATCAGGGTGGCTTTATCGCCACCCTTACCTAGACGTTTTATTAAGCGTTTGTACCTAATGAGCCATAGAAACCACGCCAGTTAGACCAACCAGCACTCCATCGACAAACAACGCTCCATCGAGCGGTCTTTGTGTCGAAGTCCCAATCAGGCCCTTCCAGACCTCGGTCACTACGGTTAAACCAGTTGAGTTCGTGAACTGCTCGGTCATAAATATACCAAGCGGTGTCGGAACCACCAGCAGCTGAACCAAGATAGTCCCAAACAACAACATCTAATCGGCCTTTGTAGGCGTTGATGTCGTTGTTGCTTGTACCGGTTCGTTGTACTGAGTTCATTAGTATGTTAGCCTCTTTTTCAAGGGCTGGCGGTACTAATAGGATACTGGGTTGTACTAACATGAGCTGACCTTTACCGTCGAGCGTAGCTCGCATAGTAACAAGTGCGTTCTCGATTGAGTCTTCACTTAAATCGGCAGTTATGTAGTTACTTTGGGTTGCACCACCATCTTCACGAGGGTGGGCGTTATAAAACAAAGCGACAGAATCAGGTCCTGTAAAGGGAGCTGTACCACCGCCTCCGTTGGTGAAACCATAATTTAGGATATCAGCAGCAAATTGCTCCTGAGTCCTGACTTTAGCAGTAGCCAAGTCTGATGGTTTGCGTCGCATTACTCCGAATTGGTCATCCTCCCAGAGTTCTTGGGATACCGCAGTACCCTTTGCGAATGTCTGGTGGGTATAGATGACGTTGAACCCTTCAACTTCATCTTCATATGTAATGGCAGAAGATTCACTCTTCTGAACCAACTTTGATAGCCCTGTTGCCGAGGTGTCTTTTTCGATATTCTTTACTGACGTATCAGTATTGAATATAGTCATCCCTACCTGTGGCAACTGACGAATCTCGTCCCCATAAACCTTACGAAAGGCGGGGTCAAGTATGTCAGGCCATGCTGGTCTTTGTGATGCCATGTCTTATATACCTTTCAATCCTAGCCGGATACGTAAGGATTTATGAACGAGCTAACTAATACGAATATTCCATATAGGTTTGCTGTTAGGCTGGTGATGCCCAGTGAAGGGAATCCAGTCATACCAGGGACGCCAACACAGACAAATTGTCCTGTGGTAGCTCCAAGTGAACCAGTGGTAATAGTTTGAGCACCTGTAGCACCTGAAATGTCGAAATAAGCTCCGACAGCCGTTGAGGTTCCGTTAGAAACCCCAGCTAAAGCTGAAGAAGTTTTCAACAGGTACTGCATATTACGGTCAACACATACTAGAACTGTAACAGTCCCAGTAGCGGTTCCCGTAGCTGTGCCTTCTGCCATACCGACTAGCCGAGCTTGTGAAACAGTAGCGTTAGTAACATAACCGCTGGCAAAATATACAAAATCGCCTTCGTTGATTGTTACACCGCTTGCTACTACAAACTGCTTGGAAGCGTAGTTGGTGTGTCCATCTATACGGCCTATCGCTTGTGGTGCTTGCACACCAATCACTGTCTGTGACATAGCCGTTCTCCTAAAATTATTGAACTTATTATTTAACTGTTTCTAAATCTTTTACAGCGTCTGTTCTGTTCTTGCCAGTGAGTTTCATATATACGTCTGCCTCCGCATCTGAAACTTTTGATTGTTTAGATGTCGGTTGGGTTGAACTAACCGTTTGACTAGAAGATAGGCTTTCCTTAATCGCATTGTCCTTCTTGTCAGTCTTGTCGACTGGTTGCCAGTGCAAAGCACCAGCGATACCGTCGTATAGCTCTGCGTAAGTAGGTTTGCGTCCAGTGCTTACTTCTAATGCCCGATATAAACCATCGGAAGCTTTCGTAAATTTGTTAAACTCAGCTTCTTCAGTAACTTGCGGATAACTCTTTTTGAACTTTTCAAAGGCGGAGATCATATCCCGCTCCCTCAGTGTTTTTGCGTACTGCACATCAGGGTTGGAATCTATCGCCAGCAGATTAGGGTCAGTCGGAGTAGTCTGAGTGGCGGCTGCTGGTTGCCCAGCAACAACTCTCTTGGCTTCTTCCACAAGTCTAGCTCCTTCTTCGGCAATCGTTTTCCAACGGAGTGCCTCGGTGGTGCTATTCTCGTATGCGGTTTCAAGTTCCTTGGCGTAATCTTGAGGTGTATCACCTTTAAGATTTTGGAACTTCTTTGTAAAAGTGGGTGTCTCAATTTCAGTTTCGGGTTCGGCTTCAGCTTCTGCTTCGGCTTCAATCTCCTCTGCCGTCTTATCGACTTGGTTTTCCTGTTCTTCGTTAGATTCAGCTTCCGCTGGTTTGGCGGTTTCGTCTTGCTTTTCAGCATCTACGTCGCCTAATACTTTGGCTGCCTTCTCTTCGTCAGTCAGTGTTGCCATAAGGATTTGTTCCTTTCATTAGATTTGTTCTAATTCCAACATGAGTGTTGGTAAGAGGACGGGGCTTCACGTCCTCATATCAAAACTCATTTCTTCTTCTTAAACTCTTTCTCCATTTCTGTCTTATGAATCTTCTTTAATTCCAACATCATAAACTCGAAAGCGTAGGCTTGTCCCTGCAACATACCGACTCTGGCGGGTGCTCCAGGTTGCCCCATGTCAACTTTAAGAAGTTGCTTGGCTGTCTCGACGTATTTAGCGTCAGCCCATTTCTTCAAACTTTTAAATTCATCTAGTTCGTAAATAAATGCGAGAGCTGCTCTATCTTTGGGAAGTAACTCTGCCATCAGTTTAGATAACCTTTCGTCTTAATTACTAGCCTCATCAAACACCTGTCCTAGTTGGCTTGCTTAAATTAGCAGGTGAAATAGCGGCGGGTTGGAGTTGAGGTTGGTTCTGGACATTGGAGGTCAGACCTAAAGCTGGGAGGTTGGGTAGCTGTCCTATCTGGGTAGGTGGGGTTGGTTTAGCTTGGCTCGCTCCTGGAGGTGGCACGGCATTTGGGGCTTGCATCTGCGGGTTGCCTGGTCCGTTCTGATTTCCGCCTAGCCCGTTGGCTGACATGACCTGTGCTGACGGCGGAGTAGACGGATTAGCTTCGTTCTCGCCCATGATGTGATTAGCAAATATCTGAATAATCTCTGGTTTGGTCTGCGACAGTTGCTTATATTCTTGAGACTTAGTGAACATCAAGTGGACTAGGGTGTGCTCCTCGGTTGCACCAGGTGTTGGACCAAGCGGTTGACCGGCAGCCATGACTCGGTTCTCTTGTTCGGCTTGTAGCATGGTTTGACCTGGGTCTTGGTTGAATCCAGCCAGCCAGTCTTTGGGCTTCTCGTCGTTTAAGGACAGGACACGAGCGATTGTCTTGCCTAAATCTAGCAGTCCAGCGGTTTGCGGATTGCCTAGCATCAGCGAGAACAGCTCAGTGACTTTAGTTTGCTGTACCGCACGAGAAGTTGGTGTAAATTGGGTGGAATCGACAGTAACATCGGCATCACCTTCCATGTATTTAGCCATTTTCTTGGTGAGTTCGAGCGAGGAAGCACCTTGCACGTCTTCCATCTTGAGAGTTGGCGTCCCATTGAGGTCTATGATGTCGTAAGAGTGGCCATTAGTGGTGATTGTCTTATAGACTTTCTCCTGACGCTCTTCTCGGTCTTCAAATATGGTATCCATGCGTCCTTTGGGATAGAAGAATTGGATATTAGACCATTTCAGGCGTCCGATACGGACAATCGTGTCCATTTCGTCCAGAATTGCGATCATAACGATGCGTTTCAGGTAGTTTTCCTGCTTGAGTGCGGCTGCGGTAGCTGTATTCGAGGGCTGTTCCTCTTTTTCTAGGTCAATTCCGACTGCTCTGCCGATATCTTCGAGCATAATCTGGTCAGTCTTGAAGTAAGAAGCGGGCACATCACCGTATTCAATCGGCTGGATAGCCTGACTAAGCGGTAACCCGTTGGTATCTATAGATATAAGACCATGCGGGCGTGATACCAAGTCCTCTTCGGTGATATCAAACATATTATTGTGCAGGAACATCTTGTTAATCTGTAGATTCTGCCTATCCATGTTAAGATTTCTGATAGAAGTACGCTCTTCGGTGAGCATATGCAGGATTTTCGGTATCCCCATGCCCCAAAATCGTCCAGGGATTCGGTAATAATACCTAACAGCCAAAGATAACTGTTTGTGTTTAGTGGGAAGTGGGGCGTAGTGAATAGTGATGTTGTTGGCGACAACCCAGTAGATGTCGAGAGCCTTATTCTCATAATGCAGAATCTCTACATCGTTGCCGACAATATCTTTAGGCAGTTTGAAGAAACTTCTGGTAGTAGTTTCACCGCCTCTGCGAACATAACCTATGTTAATCCATGATTTATCTGTAGCGGCTTTCATCCCGTAGACACGCTGGAACTCACGTATGTTTAGAATCTCACGCCTAACACAATCGATAGCGTTCTCTATATGGTTAGCCTTCTCATCTACGTAACAGAACTCGTTAGGCAGCCACTCGGTATAGTCGTCATCGAAGTCAACAATTTGTCTTTTCTTATAGACAATGTTCCCCTTGTCATCAACATCATCAGCATCCATGACAAAGCGTTTCTCTAGTCGGTAGTAATCTCGGTAGAAGGAAGTCCCTCGGATTGCAGTAGCCACACCTCCGGTATACCACTGGTAATCGAAGTTGGTGTTGTTCATATTATAATTAAGGATGTCGTTACAGAACTCTTGCTTGGGTTCGTTGGACGTATTGGTAATCGACAGAGTGGGTCGAGATTTACGTTGGACTGTCTCCTGCATATGAGACTGGATAGCAGCGAAAGCGTCGGGTAGTTTCAGCCGACTCCTTGTGTCATCTGGGTCGGGGATCATAGTCGTAGCAGTAGTGTATGTATAAGACGAACCTTCTTGTTGGGTGGTCGAAGTGAAGGTTGCTGTGTCATCCCGCCACAGTTGGTATTCCTTGTCGGCCATCTCCCACTCACGTTCAGCGTCAGTTCTCCAAGGGTTATCACGCATCTCGTAATAACGGATGTAGACTTGGCGTCGGACTTCACGCTCTTTCTTATTAGGGGTGTAAGAGAATTGCTGGGTAGGTACTGGGTAGTTGGGGTTGACGTGCAGGGTAGACGGGTCGGTGTACCCAGTTGTGTTTGCGTCGTCTAGTGTTGGTTTAGATTGACCGAAGTTGACAGGTTGGTCTGTGTTGATAGAGGAGCTTTGAGCCATAACTCTAACTCAATCACATATCAACCTAGAATAAAATTATCATCAAACTCCCGTTACGGGTGAGCGTGGCTTGAAAGCCGAACGTGGCTGGTCGTCTCTCTCCTGGATTTGTTTAACATGACGATTGGGCGGAGAGGCAAATTCAAGAATCCCTGCGAGTGCGTCGACAACATCATCATGCTTGCCACGGGGGAAGTGGATTAGTTCATATTCAAGTTCTTCTAACTGGATACACTCCTTAACCATGAAGATATGCCCATACTCAAAGAAAGGTGCTAACGCTCGGATGCGTTCCTCCTTACTCTTTGTTCTCGAAGGGACTTCAGTAATTGGTATCCATAAGTGTCGGCGTTTCATCTCGTTGTTCATCTCGTACATGATAGACTTCTGGGCACCGATAGTTTCAATAACTACTTTGACTGGGTTATACATGGTGAATAAGCGGAAGATTTCATCAATGATATCTTTGTAAGTCATCTTCTGTCTAGTGATGTGCCGGACATAGATGTCTCTCTGGTAATCCATGCCAGCTACAACTAGAGCGGCGTAGTCTGAATACTGCCCCATATAAGATGGATCGACTAATAAATACCAGTTAATCGGACGGTCTTTGACTAACTCCCACGGACGACGGATTATGTTCTTGCGTTTAAAGGTAGCACTCTCATCATCTACTGGTTCGTTAAGATACTGAGCGGAGAAGATTCGTGACCCCTGCGTCTCTTTGACTTCTTTTAAGAACTCTTTGGTTAGTCTGGCGGGGAAGAATAGCGAACCGTCATCATTGATAGCCCGACGGATTAGAATATTAAACGTATCTCTCCGGTTATCTAAGATGTGCTGGTAGAGGTCGTTGTAATCCCAGCGAGTGCCTATCACAATCATAGGTCTGCCAGGATCAAGCAGAGAGTAAGAGTATTTCCAGTGGTCAATTACTTTGTCTATCTGGTCTTTGTTGGTGACGTTTTGTTCGGAGTGAAGGTCGTCAGAGATTATCCAGTCGTAGTGCATGCCAGTCTTAGTAACATCTACCCCAGCACAACTAAAGGTCGGCTCTTTTCGTTTCCTAGTTCGACAAGCGAGGTTAATCTGGGAGTCAGTCCAGAGCAAATCTTTCTTTCTTCCGCCGTCTGGGTAGACACCGTGGATAGCCCGAAAGACAGCTCGATACTTCTCGTTGCTTTCTAGGTGTCCTTTAATCTCTGCGAGGAACGACTTGGCTTTGGAAAAGGTTTCTGAATCTAACAGAACTCTGGTGTTGGCGTCGTGCAGAATAACCTGTAGACTGAACCCAACTGTAACTACTGAAGTCTTAAATGTTCCTCTAGGCATAAGTAATAGAAGATTGGTATTACCTTCTTTGAACTGATCCTGCATCTCAGTACCGACTTTATCCACGGGCGGAATCCAATCGCAAGGGTGAGCGGGGTAGAGTGATTCTGCATAGTGGCAGAGGTCTTCGTGGACTTCTGGAACCATCAGATCGTAGTCGAGAATATATTTAGCAAGGTAGAATAAATCCCACTTAGCTTTGAGGGCTATCTGGGCTAGGGCTTGAAACTCAACGTCCACTAGGTAGCCTTCCCATTTCCTTCATTGGAGTCTTTATATTGGGGAACGACCCATCCATTTCTCTCTAGGTTCTTTGGAGACTTCTTAAAGTTATAGCCTGGTTTATATTCGTAATAGAGTTCAGGGACAGTTGTTGTGCTGGAGGAGGTAGTGCTTGTTGAGCTAGTGGAAGAGGTTGTAGTCATGTCTATAGTCTACCACGCAAGCTATCACGCAACCTAAGAGTATTCCCAACACGACACTCCCAATCATAAGTACTAAGAACCCCATCGCCGACTCCCTTCACCAGCATTTATATATTGAGTACTAGCCAAAATAGGGAACGGATTGAGTAATTGGGGAGAACCAAACCCAGCAGAACTGCTATCGTCCTGAGTCTTAAACTCATTCTTCCACCATAGAAAGTATTGTCTGCCATTCATAAACTCAGGCATCTCAGGCCAATCCGTCTGAATAATAGGAATCGCTCCCAATGGAACATCATACCAATACTTAGCTTCACGGACTTGCGTAGACCTTTTATCAGTGTCTTCATCATAACCTTCAACGCCAGGTTTCTTATTATACTTAGTAGTGAACTTGAATGTTACGCTAAGTTCTTTTGGAAGTGTTACGCTAATTTTACCGTCACTTGGTGTTACGCTAACTTTCCGATTATATATAGTTTTACAATTAGGGCTACAGTATTTTGCAGTGGAAGCTCTTTCGGGTTTAAATTCTATTCCGCATTGTACACATTTCATATTACTACCCCTATTAGTATAGTAACAATTATATAGACACGATAACTATTTGTCAATGGCTATACAGCCGAGGAGCTTCGTATAATTTTTTTTGGGGCTAGGAGACAGGAGTTCTCTGACGATAGAGGTGGGACTAATATATATAGTAACACTACCGGAACGAATTTAGGGGTGCATACCACTCAACTAGGCGGATTAACAGATTGATTGAGTGAGTTCGATATTGGCAAGTTGGTTACAATGTTATCTTTATTATCGTATTGATACGCTATATATAGTATGTCTATGATTAGTAATTAGTAATGCGTTATATAACAGGGGTGAACCATGTCGTACAATGTGTAATGTGCGACTATCACCGTATGTAAAGAGTTGATGTTTAATACATCTATTTGTTTTTTAACGCCTTAGAACGACTGTAGTACTGCTGAATTAGTCAATCATCCCCCTTAAACGGACAGCATCCCCCTAGTTCGGTGGTGAATCACTAAGTTAGAATCCATATCTGTTTAGTCATTTTAATAGTTATCTGTTTAAGTATTGATGGGTTGGGTTGGGTTTTTGGTGAAAACTATTCGCTGCAGTTCAACTTCATTGTTATTGTCTTTTAATGCTTTAAATAGTTCTGGATTAGTAATTGGGTTCGTTTTTGCAGTCCCTGGCGGTTTTTCAAGCATTGGTAGAAAAGTTTTAACTGCGGCTAGTCTGACTTGATAGTCCGGTAATACTTCACCGGTATGAATGTCCGTCTTCATAGCACTGAGCATTATAGTGAGTTCGGCCAGGAGTAGATCATATGTTATGTTATATTTTCGCAGTGCTATCTCCCTTCCCTGATCCACGTATTTTGCGACGTGGCTTTTTTTAAGTTGGCGTGATACAAGTACGTCTCCTGCATGAATCGTGGCTTCAGGATAGACTATTTTAGCGATTGCTCTGTTAGTAAGACCTTGCGACTTGAGTTTAACAATCTCCGCTTGCTTATTAGTCAAAAACTCATTATTCTCTATTTGTTCAACCATAATTCACACTATACACCATTGACAAGTTATACTTAATATGCTACAATGTATACATGAATCAAAAACCAATAATCATCAAACGAAACACCAAACAAGTTTATTCGTACACTATTAAACAGAATCTTTTAATCTGGTTTATAGGGTTCTGTGATCGCTTTGATTCGCTGCATGACCTCTGTAAATAGCAAGTTATCCACAGATTGACAGTTATCCACAGAATATCTTAATAAAAGTACTTGACCACAACCGCTCTGATGTATTATGCTATATTCAGAGTTAAGTAAACGGCAATTAAAAAAACTAGACTTAACTGGCAAACTTAACAATCCAAAACAGATAACACTTATTAAGCAATTAATAATGAAGGGGTGCGAATTATGATTAAGCAATTAATCGAATACAAACACTCAATGTTAAACAGCTACGATACAAGCAAGCTCACAGAGCAACCAAGTAAAGCATTTAAGAACAACTACTACATATTCAATAATAACGAATTAGTAATGGTATCAGATAGCACGGTTGCCAACGATAGCCACGAATTAGCCAACAGGTTAAGAACTGGTACAAAAGCTACTTTAATCGAACTAGAGATGTTGAGTTGTGAATAGCCAAGTTTAATTGCTTGGCAAGTGTTATCAGTAGAGGATTAAGTTTTAACAATCTAGAATCGGTAGCAGCAAAGCATCAGTAATGGGTTCGATTTAATAAGAAAGGGATT